TCTCCTTGTTGACAGTTGACGTATATCTAATTGCACGGCTTGTACCAATCGCATGAAAATACATATCCAATTGTTTTATATGGATATTTTATTTACGCAGTGAGCAATGAGCAGCGAGGAAGAAAACAAACACGCAGTATTTGTACGGAAAAGTACAACAACCGACACAGGAATTGTCGCTCTGGCATGGCACCACGCCAGCAGTTGCCAACCCGGATCCCTTCCCGGTGCGGACGCCAAAATGCAAAACTGTAGCCCGCCGCGCGAATTGATAAACGGATTCACTAGAAATGAGAAACCGCCTCTCGGCGGTTTTATCATTTTTGGTGAAAATGCTGGATTTTTATCATTTTGCTTAAACAGCGCTCAACACGTGTTTAAACCTCTATTTCAACAACCGTCATATCCGGAGCAGCACCGTTGATTGTGTCGCCTACGTAGTAAGCCATGCTGCCGACCGCCACGCTGGTGCCGATGACGGTGACCTGTCCACCGCCTGGCGTTTGCAGGATCGACTGGCCTGCCACTGCATTGATACTCAGCACCTTCCCCACCCGGCGTGGGTCAGTGGTGCCAATGAGTTGCCGCAACTGCTTGTATAGGTTCATGCCGCGCTCTCCTACCGCTGACGTTCCAACTCGATACTCTGCCTCACCACCAGTTTGCGATCATTTATGCGAGCCGATTGCCGCAGGCTGCGCGAATAGCCAATGCCATCACTGGTCTGGATGATACGTCCCGGCAAGATGAGGCCGGTATCGGCGCTGATTGGCAGCTCCAGCGTGTCGATAGATTTATCCATGCTGGCGGCCAACAGAGCAATGCCCAACGCCTGGGCGCCGCTGGTGTCGGTGATCAGTTGGTTGGATACATCCGCCAGTTGGCTACTGCCAGCCGTGCCGCTCTTGCGGACCAGGGTTTGCAGGTGACCTGCCGGGCTGGACAGCCATACGGCATCGGCGTTTTGCCCCCGCGTCAGCTGGCGACCCCGAGTGATGGTAATGGACTGCGGGATCACCAGTTGCACATCATTCTCACGCAGCCCCCAAGGTTTGACCGGGTACCGGCTGACGATGGTCAGATGACGGCGCGTAAGGTCCGGCAGAATGAACGCACCAGCGGCCTCGGCCAATTGCGAAATCACATCAATGGGTGCCAGATTGGAGTAGCTCCAGGCGCCTGCCGGTACCAGCCAGTCTGCCGCAGTCCACTCCAGCGTCCAACCGGTTGGCAGCTCCTGTATGGCCAGTTGGCTCATGGTGCGTTGATTGGCCTCGGTATAGCTGCGGCTGAGTGCCAGCGAGGACGACAGCTCAGCACTGAGGCTGCGCCCGGTCAGCGTGGCACTCTGCTGGCCCCAGGCCAAATTATCAGACCAGCCGTCAACGATGTGCCGCGACTCATGACCATTGATGACAATCACCACCTCCTCACCATCTACTGCACTGGCATCCGCAATCCGAGGCAGCGTGGCGCTAAACTGCCATGCCCAACTGTCGCAATCGCCGTCAACCGTAAGATCGGTCACTGGGATCTCGCGGCCATCGCGGGCGCGGTAAAACACTGCACTGTTGATCACTACATAAACCCCTCTGATTGGGATGATGATGGCGCTGTTGTCCTGGTACCAAAACTCCAGATCCGTATCGCCATCTCGGCAACGGCTGAAGTTCAGATTTACGACAGCGCTGACCGGTACCTCTGGATCAACCGGCGGCCAGGTATGCACGCCCGGTAATGGCCATACGGCCTCCTCGTATCGCCCAGCATGGTCCCGCACTATCCGCAGACCCTTTATCAGTAGTTGATTATCCAGAGAAACATCGAGGAGTGGCCCGCATTCAACCCAGTTCACCGTCGTGGCCAGGTGCAGGCGTGGCAATACCGTATTAAACGCCGTTCCGCTGATTCGAGACAGGCTGATACCATTTGCATGTTGCAAGGCCGGGGCGGACTGCATCTGCCCCAGTTGGTTGACGGGCTGCTGCATGCCTGTACTGATCGCCGTACCCTGCTCATGCGTAACAACTGCCACCTGGTCAGACCGAGGCAAACCGGATTGATATCCGCTAGCATCAGTTGAGAGCACATCTCCTGTTTGCCATCCAGTTTCTTTCCCGGCCGTCAACCTCGCGGCGGCACTGTCGAGTAGTGCGGTTTCCATACTCAGTGCCATAGCCTCGGTCATCCACGTTGACCCGCCCTCCGCGCTGGGATCTCTATACACATTGATGTCGTATGCTGCAGATCCTCGACACTCGCTCTCGTTGAGCCGGGTGGCCACCGCCCCAACGAAAACGAGCGAAGCAGACAGAGCTGGCTGCACGGAGGTATGTGCGGCCATCAGCCCCGGGAGAACGACCGTAGCGGTTAGGCCGCCAGTGACCCGGAGTTGGCCGCACAGGCTGGCCGGGAGCGTAATGCGGCCATCGATATCCGCATCGGCTGGCAATAGCTGGGCAGCCAATGACCCGACAACAAATAGAGCATCTAGCGTGGCCCCGATATCCAGATCAGCATCTGAGTCGGTCGATAGATGACGCCATAGATCAAGATTGGTGCTCATGCTATGCCCCGGAGATGGCTGCGCCAGTGATGCGCAGATAGGCCCCTGCTATTAGGTCAACGGTTGGTAAATTGAAATCCGCGCCGGAAACAGCCACCGATAAATCACAAAGTGCGACACCGGTACTATCAGCAATCCGCGCCCAGCCAGCCAGCCCTGTGCCCGTCACCATTTGCTCGGCAATGGCGGCAAATGTCAGCACTCCGTATTCGATTTTGCTGGTGCAGGGATACGCCATAAGCATGGACACCAGCAGTTGTTGATTGGTGATAGCTCCCATACCTGACGGCGCCATTCCGGTATACAACGACAGCGTGGCCGCTGCATTACCCGCATCAATCAGTGTCGCCAGTGCTTGCAGCTGTGCATTGCGAACCTGCGTAGACATGATCATGGGTAGGCCTCCGGCGTCCTGCAGTCGGCACTGGCAGGCGCATAGTTAAAACTGAACGTGTCTTGTGCCAGCACCAAGTAATTCCTGTTGCGCAGGAGGTTATCGAACTGATAATGGCCATCACTGCCTGATAGCGTCTCGGCAATGATGTTCATCGATTCATCAAAGCAGACCACCTGACGATTTGGGGCTGGGACGCTTTTGACAGTAACTATGCCGCCAATAAACCCCAGCTCTGCGCGGATGGGCGGCGTACTGTAGTGAGGTACCTGAGTGACGGGATGGCTCAACTCCGGCTGGTTCAGCGGCAATTCTGCCCAGTGACTATCCCCAGGCCATGCCTGGGCGTGGGTCTCGGCGTTGGCCCAAGTCGGTTGGCCGAACTGCAGGGACTTTTCTTGTGGGTCTTCATAGCTTCCGCTATGAAAGATGACCTCATGGACCCGCACATTAGTGTTATAGAGCAAGAAATCCGGCCGAAGCTTTTGTGATGCTGAAATGCCATCGAAGGTTAATAGCAACTCACCATTGAGGTAATAACTAACCAGGCTGGCACCGGCTTCCCTGACAACTCGGATTATACCTCGCTCGCCGGTCCGTATGGCTTGAGTGGCGTAATGGACATAACCAGCCGTCTCTACCCCCGAGTTCCAGAACCCATTGGATCTGCCATACCATACCCCGGTGACGATAGAGTTGTCGGTGTTGATGTACTGGGCTAACTGCCAGACTTCCTCACCAGTACCTGATCGAAGGTGAAAACCAACATGAGCCTCTTGTGATGCGCTAGGCAAGATCTCCAGATCTAGGCTCACATCGAAATCCAGACAGCCAATGGTTCCATAAAATGTAGGGAGGTTCTGAAACCGCCACTGACCATGACTATTTCCTGATTGCGAAATGTCTACGGCGCCATAGTCGCCGTTATAGGTCACCGTCGGTACATGGTTGTTCCCGGTATTCCGATAGGTCGCTATGGCGAACCCAGGTGGAATACCGCTATCAAAGCTCTCCGCTGATTCAATCATCGCCATGGCCCCTTAATATCGAAGCCAATCAGGCGGGGGTTATTCTCGGAGGTAAATTGCTTCTGGATGACCAGCAGGCGGATTAGCCTACCAGGCAGCCCGGGCAAGTTGTTTAGGTTCGCCTTGTTATAGCCGGTGGCGGTGGCATAGGGCACTACTACCCCGGGCAGGCTGCCTCGATAACCGCTAGCGTCATGGACGGGCACCGGCTCGGTGCTGACATAAAAACCGTTATCCGCCGGATTGGGAAAGCTCATTCCTTCACCAAAGGCACCATAGAGCCCGCGCCAATGGCAGGAGCTTACTCCAGGCAGTTGATGGTAGTTTCTGGCCAGTGATTTCTCATTGCCATTCGCAAAAAGGGCAAAGTTGCTGCCGATGTTAAATGTTGTCTGGGTCCACCAGCCATTGATGTCTGTCCATTGCCCATTACCGGTCAGCAGGCAATGGTATTGATCCCCAGGCCGAATGCTGTTGATGTCGCCAAAGGCATAGACACTGCGGAGATTGGCGCCCCCAAACGTCGGGATGAAGTACAGCATCAGGCTGTCGCCCACTACCTGCCATTCCGCCGTAGCGTAGGCGTGGGAGCTGGGCCAAGTATAGGTTTGCACAGTGGTATAGGTGTTGATGTCCACAACATCCTCGACCATGCTGACCTTGGCAAACTCCCCGTAGTTCTGGTTCCAGTTGCTCCAGGCGCTGTTGTCTACCAGCAGGCGAATGGGGGTAGCGGCGGTGTCTATTCGTTTAAAAATGATTTTGTAGTTAGTCGCATCCTCAAATTCCACGACCCAACCCAAGGAGGGGATATTCATGCTCAATGTGCCAGTGGCACTCGAAGCTGCTGGCGTACCGTTGTCTAACCCAACGACAACCGTGGTGCTGGTTACGGAGACCACCCGAAACTCGCCATTGAAGCCTGCCTCGTTAGCCCCAGCTACCGCCACAATCTGGCCAACTAGGTACTTATGCCCGGTCTCAACGGTGACAGTAATCGTCGATGCGGAGCTGTCATACACCAGCGTGGAAACGGGCATGCTCCCGAACCCCGTAACTAACACCGTTTTTAACATAGCAATCAAGCTGCCTACGCTGGTGGTGAGCAGGGTGCTGCCTTGCATAGCACTGTCGTACCATTTAACCGGAAACGTCATTGGTCACCTCTTAGTCTTTATTCACGTTGCCGCGCAGCTGCAGCGCGTAGGAATCGCTGTCGATAGCCGCATCAGATTGCAGAATGGTGCGCGCCGCCCAGAACGGCGCATCGGCGCCGATGAGGTCAAATCGCACCACGTTGTTGCTAGACCAACCCAGGCCGAATGACAGCGGATTGATGCTGAACATCGGCACGCCGGGGTGGTTGGGGTTACTCGGTGCACAGGTCTCGTTGATATTCCCTGCGGCAATCAGCCCCAGGTGCTCGCCATACACGCGGAATGTGGTAGAGCTGTCGAACACCAGCGCAAACCGCTCGGTCAGCGCCCCGCGGTTGGAGGTGATAATCGGATAATCCGTGGCATTGAACTGGGCCGTGGTGGCATCCCCGATCAGGCTATCTGACCAGACGCCGGTCCAGGTCTTTTGCTCAAACACGTTGGTCACTCGCGACCAGGTGTTATCGATGATCAGTGCAGAGCTGACATAGCTATCGGCAGGTTCATAATCATGGGACAACGCCTTGCCCAGGGTAATGCGGCCGCTGATTTCCACATCGGTCATCATTGAAATGTCCTCCACGCGATGCACAGCAGCCAGCGGCTGGGTATAGCCAGTCAGCAGCAGTGGCGTGGCCAGCGTGACGATGCCGTAATCCAGATCGACGGAGTAAAGGCTGGCGGCCAGCTTCGTGCCGGTGGCGTCCTCCAGCCAGCACTTTGCCAACCGAGTGCGACCAACATCCAACTGTTGACCGGCCATAACCCCATTGGGCCATGGCGTGCGCTTGGTGCTGTGGATCACGGCCAGCTCGCCCCGGCGCAACACCGGCACGCGGCCATCCGTCGGCAGACGCACCGGATCCAGACCGATGATGGTTTTGTCCAATGGCAGATAGCTGTAGGTCACACAGTTGTACCGCAGACTCTCGGCCAGCACCTGCACCGGCTTCAGGATCTTGCCATTGGCATCAACCAGGTCGGCGTCATACCAAGCAGCGGACATATAGTCAGAGGCCGTTACTTTCTTGCCGAAAGCGAGTACGCACACCCCGGTGTCGTGATCCAGCTTGCCATGGAAAATGTCCGAATCAATGACGCCGGATGTTGGAGCTGTGATGTCATGCGTCCCCCCTTCCACATCGGTACACTGGATATATAGGGAGCCGGGCCGCAGAGGGGCCCCCGGGGTGCGGAATGCAATATCGGATACCGTATGATCAGCGACATATGTCAGTAGCGACTGAATAACCGGGGCAGCATTCGGGGCTCCCTCTTGCCATTGCGTTATTTTCACCACCGCATTGCTGTAATCGATGGTACCGGCCTGCAGACCCGAGCCGGTGGCTGGATCAACGTTGCAATACAGATAGCCCAGGCGATCAATGTAGGTCTGCCCACCAAACGTAAAGCGCAGGCTGCCCTCGACAATTACCTCTTTGGAGTGCGGCGTCAGGTCAAAACTGAGCGCATCCAGCGCGTAAGTCTTATCGAGTTGATCTGGATTCGACATAGCCAGATACCAGCATGAGCTGAGCGCCTTTACCCGGACGCTGTGTTGCTCAATCGCCGTTGAGGTCCACGTCCAGGCCGGAGTGGTTCCAAACTCGGCAGCAACTTCTTTGTAGCTGTATTTTTTGACCCGGAAATTCATCACGGAGGGCGCCGTAATCGAGAGCTCCCCAGTTGTCACGTTGATCGTCCCACGTACCGTCGTGGTACCGAACTCGACCAACTTCCCAGCCCCGTTATCAACCAGGCGCAACGCGGCCGTGGTTAACAGCTCCACATCCGCCCCCGTATCTAGCGTCAGAACCAGCACAGCTTGGCCGCCGACCAGTGGCGCATCCGGAATAGTCCCTGTCACCGTGAGCCCGGAGATCACCACATCCAGACCGGCGATGTCAGCCTGGGTTTTACTGCCCGCTTTGATCCACTGGTAGCGGATTGATGAGCCGAACGCGGGCAACTCGTTCGGCCAAAAATTAAACCGGCCGGTGTTGTGATCCACTGAGCCAGTCGCATCACCAGAAAACACGCCGGAGCTATCGGCCTGTGCTGATTTGGCGGTGGCACCCAGCAGCCACGACACCTGCACCGAACCGGCCGCAATAGAGCCTTGAGACATGATCACTCCTTATGAACTTATCAGCATCGAGACAACAGGAGCGTTGAACTCGATCGTTGACCCCAGCACGCCAGAGACACCAACTAGCGCAGTGCTCAGGTCAGCGCGGTTAAAACTGGTGGTTGGAGAGCCCCAGCTCATCAAAATCTCGGAGCCGGTATCCGGTAATGCACCTAGCGTCACCATCAGACTGCCGGTCGTGAAATTGACCATCCCTGAGCCATAGGACGCATCGGCTCCGACCAGTTGACCCTTGCCGTTGTCCGTGAGGTCATACCATTTGCCCTGGGCCATGAACGACAGAGTCAGGGTACCCGGTGCCGGGATTGGTTTTAGCGTGGCGGTGTAGGCATAGCCCCGAGTCGACTCAGTAACCGGCAGATGCTGGGTATCGACAATGCGAGTCACGGCGCTGGCCGGTTTAAAGGCGGCCGTCTTGCTGGTAGTGCCGTAATTCGGGCACTGGCTGTTGAATGTCAGGGCGCCGCGCTGATAGTCGATTGCGCCGACCACAGTTCCGCCGAGCAGCAGCTCCCCGCCGCTGTCCTTAATCACAGCCGCCCCGACCGTTAGCGAGACGGATCCCGGCTCGGCGCCGGTCCCCAAATACAGCGCCTTGCCGGACGACACCGCAACGGTCGTAATGAACGACACCACGCCGTTGGATGACGGTGAAAGTGTGCTGACCTGGCCTCCGGCCGTCAGATCAACGGCAGGCGTTTCCGTGCGGGAGCTGGGGACCAGCTGGGTATAGATGCAGTCGGCATACAGCTGCATTGCCCCGAATGCGGCCGCCCGGGACAGCGGCACTGTGCTGTAGTATTTAGCGGCATCTGCTACCACGGTCTCACGCAGCTGCGATACCTGAGCGGCGTTGTCATACGGCGTTGGCTGGTTACCCTCAAATGAGTAGGTCAACGGGGCTGACAGCTCACAGGTGACCACATTGCGCACGAACTCCTGGCTGTAACCCTCAACCAAAAACGTGGTGGCCACGGATTTCACATCGGTGATGCGGACATACTCGAAATACTCGTCCACTGCACCAGGCTTGCCGACCATGACCAGGGTTTCACCGACCTCCGGCAGTCGCACGGCCGCACGCTGGATGAGGCGAATAGCGCGCTGCCCCTTGAGCTGAGTGTCGTACAAATAACCTTGCCACTTCGGCCCCTTGGCCAGGTAGCTTTCGATGTAGTTCTGAGCCGAGCTACGTTCATCAAAATGGTCATCGGTGGAAAACAGCGTGATGCTGACCGATGGATCCGCAGGCGGCGTCAACACGATGACATGCGCACCGAAATAGACATCGTTGTCCGGAGTCTCGACGCCCAGGAACATCTTGCGCAGGTTGACGCGGCCATAGGCTCGGTCCAGATCGCTGATGTCCGGGAATACAGCATTGTGCTGACCGGTGACAATCTCTGACCCGGTCTTGCGGCCGCCGCCGTCGGTGGTATCCGTCAGGCGCTCACTGGCGAGCAGCTTGATGTCGCCTTCTAAAATTGCCATTAGCTCAGTTCCTCGATTACCGTGAAGTTGAGATTTATTTCATACGGGGCCGAATCACCCGGATTGACGAACTCGATGAGCGGAGTTGCCTGAATGCCCTGTGGGTCCCGCCGCCACACGACGCTAAAACGCCGCCCATCGAATACCGTCAGCTCCATCACAAGCCCGGGCTGATCCTCCTTGGCTTTGAGCGCCTGGAGACCCACACGGCTGACAATCGCTGAGCCATACGAGGAAACCAGGCTGATCGGCCGACCGGATGTCGTTGTGCTTTCTTCGACAATCAGAGCTCCGGAGAGCGTGTGCGTCTGCTGCTGTACCGCGTCTGACCAGTCAAACTCGTCACGCCAGATCAACTCTTCCGGCAACACAATGCCGTCCAGTTCGTAAGCCATTAGCTCGTCCTCGCTGCCATTGATTGCAGTTGAGTCATGATGTTCTCCAAGGCGACCTCACCTGCCGCATCTGTTTTAATGGTCTGCCGAGAGCCACCCAGATTGATGGTAATTTCTCGCGTTGAGGTGGTGACGGCAGCGGTTGTAGGCGTACTGGCCGTGGCGGCCTTCTTGCTCTCTGCCGCGTCTTGAGCGGCGGCGGCTTGTTCGGCTTTGATGGTGGCCATCTTCTTTTGATGCAGTTCTTCCGCTAGGCGCATGGCTTCTTTGTAGCTGGCAACGGCGTCGGCATTGCCCGCAGCCCGGGCGGTTTCCAGGCTGGAGCGGATGGAGGCAACTTGCTCGTCATAGCGCCGCCGTTCGATGGCGTCATAGTTCTCAGAGAGTTGGTCCAGTTCATCGCGTAAATTGCTGACCGTCGATGCCGCTGAGTCAGCCAGCTCGTTCATCTTCTGCTTGGCACTATCGATGGCGGCTCGGAACGAAGAGAGCGTTTGGTCATCGAGCTTGTACGCTGCCTTCACGGCCCGTTCGGCATTGGCCACAAGCTTGGCGGTTGGCTGCTCCGCGTCGGCCAGGGCATCAGATGCCTCTTTGACGCGTTTCATCTGCCCCAGGATCTGCAGGTTGTTTTCCTGAGCCAGCTTTTGTTTGAGGACATACGGCGACCACCACTCTGTGGATAGGTCATTAGATTTGAGCAGGTAGTTGTAGCTCGACTCCCAGATCTCCTGGGCCTCTGCCATCTTGGTATTGATGTCATCCAGGCTCATGGAGGCGACTTCTGATGAGCGCATCATCACATCGGCAAACGTCAGTTGACCGGAGGACGCCTGGCGGGTGTGTTCCTGGAGCTTCTTCATGCCTTCTGAATGCTGATCAACATTCTGACTAGCAGTAGCCACATTGGCTCCGGCCTTCTTACTGCTAGCCCCGAGCGTGTCCAGCGCTCCAGCCGTGATCAGCGCTTCCTTGCCGGTTGCCGCAACCGACTTCTCCAGGGCGTCAAACTCAGAACTCAACCCCAAGGTTGCAGCCTGAGCAGACAAGGCTCCACTGGCATAACGATCATTGGCCTGGGCAGCAGCAAGTTCCGCTTCGGCGTACTTGAGGAACGCCTGTTTTACTTGCTCAAGCGGCTGGGCACCGGATTGGATGACCTGAAATGAGCCTTTGAGACGGGCGGCCACCTCCTCCAACTGTTTGCCCGAATGCATACCAAAATCGGAATAGGCCTGGGTCATATCATCTGCGGCCTGGACATTTTTTTGCGCGGCTTTGGTGGTTTTATCCAACTCCAGATTCAACTTGCCAACCTGCTGCCGATGTTGCTCTGCGCCAATCTCGCCTTTCTTATAAGCCTCCTCGACTGCGGCTTTCTGGGCCTTGAAACTGGTGATCAGCTCTGCGCTGCTGGCACCCAGTTTATGGCTGGCAGTAGTGGCTAAACCCAGGCTGTCGATATAGGGCTGTCCTACCAGCTTGCCCTGGTCATGGAGGGTCTGCACCGCATGGCTGACAATATCCAGCTCGGCTTTGGTCTTGGTCGCATCAAAGGCCGTGGCCAGAGCCGCCTTGATAGTTCCAGCGCCCGCATTACTCGCCTGAACCAAGGTATTTAACGCCGTTTCAATATCCTTAAAACTGCCACTGACCCGCCCTTCCAGTTGGTCAAAGTCCAGCCCAATCGCCTTGAGGGCCCCACCTAGCGCAGCATTGGCATCCGTCTGGGTGCGCTTGGCAGCCGTTGCGACTTCATCCAGGTAAACAGCGGTACTCTTGGCTGTATCGCCAATAGCTTTAAGCGGTGCGGATCCCTGGGCCCATGCATGGGTTACAGCATCGAAATGCACCTTGCCCTCGACGACCGCCTGGTCCAGATCCGCCATATTGCGTACCGTGATCCCCAACTCACGGGATAACTGCGCAAAGCGGTCCTTGAGGTGAGCGCTGGTCTCCGCTTGCAAGGTTTGAGACTCCCGCAATGCCTGTTCGGCTTTGACGAGGTCATAGAGCGCCACACCTAAACGGCCAATCTGGATAACGGCCTCAACCGTCATAGCTACCAATGAAACCTTGAGCGCCTGCCCCAGCAACTTGACCGCTGTAGTCGTGATAACCGATGCCGTCCCTACGGTACTGATACCAGTGGCGGCCGCCGTGGTTGCTGCAGGCAGAGCGATGAACTGGGTATAGAGAGCCTTAACCTGGCCAGCCCAACTGGCGATCTTGAGCCCTAACCAGGCCTCCCCCAGGAACTTGATGGCCCCTGACCAGTCAGCCATCAACTTGACGAATGACTTGATGCCCTCCCCGGTGGAGACAATCGCATCAAATATTTTCTTTGCCCATTGCTGCAGCGAACCATCGGCCGCCATCCTGGCAAACTCGGCATTGAGCGTCGCCAACTGCTGCTTTAGCCAATCCAGGGCACCGTTCTCCGCCACCATGCGATAGAACTTTTCCAGGTTGTCTTTGGCATTTGAGATCAGGCCGGAGAGCAAACTCATGTTATCGGCAGCCGCACCGGCTGACTGCTTGCCGATTTCCTCCATCAGTGCCTTGATGGTGTCACGACCCAGTTCCCCAGCTGACGATAGCTTTTCCAGTTCGGCGGTGTTCTTGCCTGTGACCTTCTCCAGCATTTCCCAGACCGGCACGCCGCGCTCGATCATCTGCAGGATCTCTTCCCCCTGCAGCTTCTGCTTGGCCCATGCCTGGCCGAGCGCCAGGCTGATGCCCTGCGCCTCTTCAAAACTGCCGCCGAGCTTGTAGGTCTGGTCAACAATGGCCTGTAACGATCCATCCATGGGATCGAGACCAAACGCCTTGAGGCGAACAAAGATCTGTGTGACTTCGTCCAGCTGCAGCGGAGTTTCGGTAGCGAATTTATTGATCCAGGCGGTGGCTTCGGCTCCCCCCTGGATGGATCCCATGACAGCCTTGAGCTGCACTGACAACCGCTCGGCCTGGTCACCACTGGTGAACATGGCTTTGAGGCTATCCCACAGCCTATCGACGCCAATATAAGCAGCGCCCAACGCCAGCAGGCGCGTGGTTACCCCGCCGACACTCCCAGCAAACGAGGCGGCGGCGGCCTTGCTGCCTGTCAGTTCTCGGGCCAGCTTCTCGGTGCGGAAGGCGGTTTCGGTAATTTCACGCTGCAGGCGATTCTGCTCGGTGCCCAGGTTGCGGGTATCGATGCCTGATTGTTTGAGCCCGGCCCCCAGCTTGGTGTAGGTTGCAGCTTGACGAACCAGTTGGGATTCGAGCTGTTTGACCTCGCTGGCCAGCAGCTTCTCTTGCTTGGCTAACTGCTCGGCATCACCGGCACCGGAAGCCTGAACCTTGCGCAATGATTCGAGTTTGTCGCGGGAGAGAACGGTCGCCAGCTCTAGCTGAGTCAGCGCATCCTTGGACTTATTGAAGGCATCAATCTGATCGCGCTGCTGGCCGAGCTGCTGCAGACGATCAGCCAGCTCCTTGCTCTCTTGCTCCACGGCATTGGAGATAGGGCCAAGGTTGCCGACCTCTTTATTGAGCGCAGCAATCTCCTCGCGGNNCAACCGATGGCAGAATAGGTGGGTTTATGATGGATTAAAGGAGAAGCCCGTGCAGTGCAGCAAAGAGGACGTTAGCTGGAGTAAATGGCTTATTGGTTTAGGTGTTGTACTTCTATCAGTAGTGCCTCTTGGCCTTTATTTTTGGGTGTTTGGACCACTATCTGGTTACCGGTTATCAGAAACAGACCAATCCTGGGCTAACTTGGGCAGTTTTTTAGGCGGAACTGTTGGTCCAATTTTTTCAGGGCTTGCATTCTTAGGCATTTGGAAAACATACAACCTGCAAAAACAACAACTTGATTTCTCGATCAAACAGTCATCAATTAGTGAGCTAATTAAGCTATCAACAATAACAAGCGAAAGAATCGAAGCATTACTCCAAGAAAAATTCAAACTTTCCGAATGGAGCGCGGAAGACCCAATCACCCTTGAAACATACCTGAAATCCAAGTTTAACCTTATAATACAAGGGCATATAACAGCCAGCCTTGTTAGTGGAAAACCTATAACTTTTAAACCGAAATCATTCCGACAAGTCTTTCATCATGAGTCTATAGGTAAGACTTATATTGAAAAACTAAATAAATTATTTAATGAGCTCTCGTATTTAACAGATCAGTTAACTGATAAATATCATGCTAACGAGACATTCATATTCTTAAAAATGAAACATTGCGAGTTAGCGAAACAGCTCTACGCTGTGGGAATCCTTGAGGAAGAAATAGCCAATAAATTTGCTGACCTGAATGAAATAGCATAACCAGCAGCATGCAACCGCTGGTTATGTCAAAACACTCAGGCACTCAATACCTGCTCCACATAGTAGGGCGCATCCTCGCCAGCGACCATAATCAGCTCCCCTTCCAGGGTGATATCGATGGCCTTCTCGCTCATAAAATCCACCGGGTTCTTGGGGCTCAGGCTGGCGAGGGGCACGGTCAACTTGACTGGAGTCCCATCGATCAGATTGGTGCCATCCAGCATCACCTTGGCATCGATAGCAGGTTTGAGACTGCCATTGATACGAGAGCCGGTTACCGCATTATAGCTGTAGCTCAAGGTGCAGTTACCGCCCGCCTTGATGGCCCCGCCCTGAGTGGCCCGGATCAACCCCATGGCAAAGTTCATCTCGACATCAGTCCCAACCACCAAGGATGCCGCTGCCGGACCGGTTACGGTCAACCCGACACTGGCCAGGTTGGTGTTGGGCAGCTCCGCCCATGCAGGCCAGGCGGGCAAGGTCACGGCCAGATCGGTTTTAGTTCCGCTGCCCTGATTGATAGTCACTCGTTGCCCCATAAAGGCGGCGGCCAGCATCACGGGAACGACTTCGTTGGTTGTGATCGTGATGATGGTCGGCTTACCGGTGTAATAGGTTAACCGCGACTGGCCATAGCCTTCCTTCTTCTTGGAGGGAATGGTCAGCTTGTTGGCATCAGGTTTGATTTCCAGTTTATCGACTTCCAGGGGACCAAGCAGGCCGGTGAACACACCGTCTTCCTTGGGGTTGATATACATGGATCCTGAAAAATGCAGGGTCTGGGCTTCTTGATTCATG